CAAGCAGAAAATACGCCGGAGAGGTCGTCACGCGAAAACCGTGAAGGCAAGAGACAAGAAACAAAACTTCTTTACGCAAGGAGCGACCCGTGGCTAATTTATTCGACCCAGCAAACGCACCGATTGGCGTCCCGACAAATATCGTTGTTGGAGACTTTGTGCAGTTTAAGATTTCAGAGTATTCAACAGACTACCCCAACACTGCCTACACGATGACCTTCTTGGCGCGGATTGCAACTGGAGCGAACACCGAAATCACATTCGATGCAACTGCTTCTGGCGATGACTATCTTTTCTCTGTCGGCAGTAGCACTTCGGAAGACTTCGACGCTGGTCACTATCATTACCAGCTAGAGATTAAACGCAACAGCGACAACGAGCGTCTAATTGTTGACCGTGGCGAAATTGACGTTCTGACTGACTTGGACAACAACATCGACCCGCGAACTCATGGCGAGATTATGCTTGGAAAGATTGAGTCAATTCTCGAGGGCAAAGCAGACGCCGACGTGTCGAGTTATTCCATCAACAACAGGTCTCTTACTAAGCTGTCACCAGACGAGCTTGTTCAATGGCGTGATTATTATCGGCGTGAAGTTGCCGACCAGAAACGTCAAGAGGCAATCACTCATGGACGCAAGACCAGCGCAACAATCCTGATGAGGTTTTAATAATGGCACTATTCGACAACATCTTTGGTCGCAAGCCTAAAGCGAACAACCGCATGAAACTGCCGAAGCAGTTTCGTTCATACGCTGGCGCAAATCAGGGCCGGTTGTTTGCTGACTTTCTGACAAGCAATTCGTCAGCCGACCAAGAATTGAACAACTCACTCCCGACGCTTCGAAACCGAAGCCGTGACCTCGCAAGAAATAACGAATACGCCAAACGCTTCCTGAACCTAATCAAGACAAACGTGGTTGGTGAGAAGGGCTTTACCCTACAGGTTCGCGCCCGTAACGCTGACCGTTCGCTCGACTCGGCTGGCAATGCAATCCTTGAGAACGCTTGGACTGCTTGGGGTCGGATGGGCAACTGCGAAGTTTCTGGCCGTATGTCTTGGCTTGATTGCCAGCGTTATGTTGCCGAAACATTGGCTCGCGATGGCGAGGTGTTTATCAAGAAAGTGAAAAACACAAAATACCGCGACGGTTTTGCCATCCAGTTTATCGAAGGCGAGATGGTTGACCACGATAAAAACGGACGCGCCAAAAACGGCAACGAGATACGGATGGGCATCGAAGTTGACGAGACCGGACGCCCTGTCGCTTATCACGTCAAGACGCGCCACCCGAATGACATCGCCTTGGCAACTAATCGCAACGAGCGCGTGACCGTTCGCGTTCCTGCCGAGCAGATGATACACGTCTTTGTGCAACAACGTATGCACCAGACCCGTGGCGAACCAATGATGGCTCCGGTTATTGCTGGCTTGAAGATGCTCGGCGGCTATCGTGAGGCTGAGTTGGTTGCGGCTCGTGCGGCGGCGGCGAAGTTTGGCGTCATCACAACACCGTCTGGTGACGAGTTTGTTGGAGACGATGAGACCGACGAAGGCGTGCCGATTGTGGACATGGAGCCGGGTTCGTACAGCCAACTCCCTGCTGGCTTCGACTTCAAGATGATTGACGCCTCGCACCCGACCACAGCTTTTGACAGTTTTGAGAAAGCTGTCTTGCGCGGTATCGCCTCTGGCCTAAACGTCAGCTACACCAGCCTATCGAATGACCTGACTGGCGTCTCTTATTCATCAATTCGCCAAGGCACAATCGAAGAACGTGACCACTATAAAATGCTACAGTCGTTCCTGATTGAGCATTTTTGCCAGACAGTGTTCCGCGCTTGGCTCGATAGTGCGCTGGACTTCGGCGCAGTGCCAATTCCTACCTCCAAGTTTGACAAGTTCGCTGACAACGCAATGTTCCGTGGCCGTGGCTTCGCTTGGGTTGACCCATTGAAAGAAATCAACGCGGCTGTCGTCGGAATTAACAATGGACTTCTGAGCATGAACGATGTCGCCGCAAACTACGGGCGGGATGTCGAAGAACTGTTCTCGCAAATCCAAAGCGACAAAGAGATGGCCGAGCGTTATGGTCTGTCTATGGCGTTCGAGCCGTTTGGTGCGAAACAACCAGCCGAGGCAGAAGTCAGTGGCGAACCAGAGGGTGAAGATGGCGACGTATAAACCCACCGACGGAATGATTACAGCCGCCAAGCGTGCGCTCGAGTGGCGTCGTGAATATGGTCGCGGTGGCACAGCAGTTGGCGTTGCTCGTGCGCGTGACATCTCTAACGGCAAGCGGTTGTCTGAAGATACTGTCAAGCGGATGCACAGTTTCTTCAGCCGACACGCCACCAACAAGTCGAAGCACTATGACGCGAAAGAGAACGACGGTGGGCCGACTGCTTGGAGAATTGCGTGGGATTTATGGGGCGGAAGCGCGGCACGGACTTGGGCCAAGGGAATTACCGACCTATTGAAAAAGGAAGACAAAGAGCGTAACATTGACGATGAAACTCTAGCAAAGGACATAGAGATGACCGAAGAATTAATCGAAGTAGAAGCCGAAGTGGTCGAGACTGAAGAACGTCATGTCATCGCTGTTGAGGAAACCGACGAGACAGTAACCGTCACTTTTGAGAAGCATCACGAAGAAGCCGAGACCGAAGAAGTCGAAGCCGAAGAAGTCGAAGCCGAAGAAGTCGAAGAAGTTGAGGTGGAAACATCCAGCTACGACGAAGAAGAACGCTTCTCGCCAACTGAAATTCAGCATCGCGCATCCGATATGAAGGCTGGCGCGATTGACAAAGAAACACGCCGAGTAAAGATTGCTGTCTCCAGCGAAACACCTGTAGAGCGCAGTTTCGGCAAAGAAATTCTCGACCACACTGAAAGTAGCGTTGATTTGTCGTTTGCGAAGTCTGGGCGTATGCCCCTGCTTCTCGACCACGACCCAAAGCAAACTATAGGCGTGGTTGAGGATGTTACTCTCGATAGTTCGTCTCGCGTGTTGCGAGCAACAGTTCGGTTTGGTAAAAACGGAATGGCTAAAGAGATGTTTGATGATGTAACGGATGTCGGAGAAAATGGTATCGGCATCCGTTCAAACATCAGCGTTGGCTACCAAGTCAACAAAATGCAAAAAGAGGACGCGGATAGCTACCGTGTCAATTCTTGGCGCGTAATGGAGGTGTCTTTGGTCTCTATTCCGGCAGACGAAAACGTCGGAATTGGACGCTCTAAGGATATTTCACCCGAACCTGTAACTGAAATTATCGAAACAAAGGAGACAATTATGTCCGAAATCGATATTAATGTTGTCGCAGACGAAGCTCGTTCTGCTCGCAACAAAGAAGTCGCCGCAATCATTGAATTGGGCGCAAAACACTCTCGCAGTGATATGGCCTCAAAAGCCGTTGCCGAAAACAAATCAATCGACCAGTTCCGTGGTGAACTGCTCGACGTTATCGGTGACAAGCCTCTCGAAACTTCTGAAATTGGTATGACCCAGAAAGAAGTCCGTGAGTTCTCAATCATGCGTGCCATCCGTGCAATGGCCAACCCAACTGACCGTCAGGCTCAAGAAGAAGCATCTTTTGAGCGTGAAGTTTCAGAGGCCGCACAACGCTCAACTGGTCGTCAGGCAAGCGGTATTCTGCTTCCTACCGATGTGATGCGTTCTTGGTCACAGCGTGACATCAACACTTCTGACGACTCGACCCTTATCGCCGAGGACTTCCGTGGTGGTGATTTTGTTGACGTACTTCGCAACGCTTCAAGCGTAATGGCGGCTGGCGCAACTGTTCTCAACGGTCTGCAAGGCAACGTTACTATTCCGAAAAAATCAGCCGCTTCATCTGCTGGTTGGGTCGCCACTGAAGGTGCCGCAACTGCTGAGAGCGAGCCTACTTTCGGTCAAGTGACAATGGCCCCGAAGCTGGTTGGCGCAAACACGCAAATCACGAAATTGATGTTGGCTCAGTCGTCTTTGGACATTGAGAACCTAATCCGTGATGACCTTGCCCAAGGTATTGCCCTGTCAATCGACGCTGGCGCACTGTCAGGCTCCGGTTCATCTGGTCAGCCTACCGGCATCAGCAACACTGCTGGCATCAACACGCCAACAAACTTCGCTGGT